GGAGTTGAATCTGATGCTTAATATTAAAATTCCACAAAGCGAACTTAACGAAGCAACTATTACGGTTACGGTATCTGACAATCTTGAGTCTGCATGGATAGCAACTCAAGAAGATGGGACAACAAAATGGGAATGTAACATGCCTGACTACGACCCAGAAACTCGTCAGCCTTTTACTACTAAAGAAGAAGTAGAGGATATATTAAAACAAAAGTTACAAGCAAATCCTAATTATTGGACAAAATATAAAACAGCCGAAGAATGGAAAACTTATAATACTCCATTTGAAGCAGGAGATATTAGAAGTAAAAGGGATGACCTTTTAAATAAATACGAATGGACAGTAACTTCACCAGACCTGACAGATGACAAGAAAGCAGAATGGAAAACTTACAGACAAGCTTTAAGGGATTTACCTGACCAAAGTGGTTTTCCTTGGGACATCACATGGCCCACTAAGCCTTCTTAATATGTCTTAATTGATTAATGAAAATTCCATCTATAAATTTAGGTCGAGGTAAACTTCCAAGTGCTTTAGACATGCCTAGCGTTGATCTAAAGCAACCGTCAGCAGAGATGCCAATCTTTCCAACGGTTGTTATTCCTCCTCAAAATTTGGAAGCACCTAAGGGAGTGGAGATGGAAGAAGTACCTAGCGAAAAGGAAGAGACAGAAACTAAAACTGAACAACCAAGTTTAAGGGTGCCTGTTATAAAGATAGATTTGCCTCTTCCAACTGCTGAAGTGGTAGCTACGGCTACCTATGCAGCTGTAGCAGCTGTAGCCACTACGACCCTTGCTACACCTTTCTTCAATAAGATTAAAAAACAAGTACAAAAATTCTTACAGAAAAAAGTAGATACATGGAAGGAAAACCAGAAGAAGAAAAAGGAAGCCCGAAACCAAACCTCCTAAATAAACTCAAAGATGCAGCAGAGGATCAAGAACAACAAATACAGATTCTTGGTACTTTTGTACGTCTTGGAGTAGTGGTTTGGTCGGGCTTTATCTGATCATAACTATGAATTATGTCGAGCTACCTATGGTTAAGAAATCAGGTAACTCAGATATCACGTTCGTTGCCAGTGTATTTACGGGAGCCCTTGCCACATTTGGTTTGACCACTGGTAATAATAACAAAAACAAAGGTACCGTAAACTGTCCAATGGTTAAAGACAAACCTAAAGCATGAAAAAATTATGGCTTTTACCGTTGTTACTGCTAACACCAACTATTGTACGAGCAGAGCTAGTTCAACCCAACTTTACTCAAGGTTCGATGAACAGCACTACAACTACAACTCAAGAAATAACAGAAGAAATCACCACTACAACCTATGGAGCAGCGTTAAACAAATGGTCTGGGGACAACATAACCCATTCATCAGCAAGCTCTGGAGGAATAGTAGACAGCGATTCAATCTTCAACATGACAACAGCTGGTTCAGACTTCTCACTAGAGGTCGTGACACGAGCAGCAAGTCAAGTAATCGAGCTAACAGAAATAGATCGAGTTATAGAAACCGACTCTACTACTGTTTCCTTGTCTGTCTTCTCTCAGTAGCTCCTGTAAAAGCTGAAGACGAAACTAATAATGTGTCTAATCCCGTTGCAGCAGCGACTGGAAATGTCACGAACCAAGCGGTCCAATTCCAGAATAATGGTGCTCCTTCAAGGCAGCACTATGGTTCTGGGGTGTCCTGCAATGGTGCCACGATGACTTTCTCACCGTTCTATATGGGTAATCATACAACACCGTATGATGATGAGATGAACCAAAGAACTTATACAATAGCTGAAAATTGGGGAGGCCAAGTTAATTTTATGTTCCCTTTAGATATATCAGGTTTACGCAGATGTAAACGTATATCTCAACGGATTGAAGAGAAGATGCGACTTGACTATGAATTAACCCGTATGTTGAGATGCGCTGAACTCCAACGAAAAGGTTTCATGTTAGCTGAAGGTACTCGTGTATATACTATGTGTAACGATGTAGTACCTATAGTTGCGTATGAAGCAAAGAAAAAAGCTGCTGTTAAAGAATATTTAAACAAAACTTGTACTCCTAAAGAGAAGAAATTCCCTTGGGATAAACAAGAATTCGACTGTCCAACAAAACCTACTAATGACAAATGATCGTGATTAAACCAATCCTAATGGCATTTCTTTCCACAACAGCTGTGAAGAATTTGATCATTCAATTACTCGAAGCTTATGCAAACACTACAGATAATACTATCGATGATAAAGCGGTAGAAATTGTCAAACGTAATTTATTTCCAGGAATAAAAGATGATGGATAAACGGGCTACAGAGGATCAGTTTAATGCTTTACATAATCTTGTAACTGTAGAACTGATTGACCGTATTAAATCTGGCGAAGCTACCACAGCAGACCTTAAAGCTGCTACGGACTGGTTATATAAAAATGACATCACTGGTATTGGCTTTGATGAGTCACCTTTGGGTAAATTAGCAGACCTAATGCCGAAGGTAGATTTTGAAGCTGTACAGAAAGCGGTGCATAGATAATGGCTCCAAGAGCAATGCCCCGCAGTAAGCTGAAACGGAGCGCACGGAATTATAGAGATAATCCCGCTTCTAAGGCAAAGAAAAATGCTGCACAAAGACAAAGGAATAAAACTACTGCTAATAAAAATTATCGTGCAGAACTGAACCGTGCCAGACGAAAGGATGGTAACTATGGTAAAGGTGGAAAAGACTACTCGCATACCTCGAAAGGTACCTTAGTACGGGAAGATCCATCGACAAACAGAGCACGAAATCGCAGTAAAAAATGACACCTATCCTTCCAACTTCTGAACACTACCTATTCAATCTTTTAGCTATGCAGTCAGCTGAAGCAAAGCGACTATGGAGAAAAGCTATTAAAGAGGCAAACAATTATGAATGTATTTATTGTGGACAACGCTATCGAGAACATGATCTTACCATTGACCATGTACATCCCCGATCTATGGGGGGTACTAATGTCACTAGGAACTGTGTTCCCGCTTGTACTAAATGTAATCAGAATAAAGGAAGCAAAAACTGGCTAGATTGGTTTAGGGATAGTTTCCCTCCAGACCCTTTTAGAGAAAATAGAATCCTTACTTGGATAGAATGAAGAAAAAACATAAGACAATATATGACCAGCTAAGGGAGGACTTCAGGTTCTTCCTTACAGCTGTATGGACCCACTTAGATTTACCGCAACCTACTAGAGCACAACTCTGTATTGCTGAATATTTACAACATGGACCCAAGAGACTCCAGATTCAAGCTTTTCGAGGCGTTGGTAAATCTTGGATTACTGCGGCTTTTGTTCTTTGGACGTTATATAACGACCCGAATAAGAAGATCATGGTTGTATCGGCTTCTAAGGATAGAGCCGACTCATTCTCAATCTTCTGTCAACGACTAATACTGGAAGTCCCTTGGATGAGCCAGTTAAAGCCTAAGAATGATGACCAAAGGTGGTCAAGAGTATCCTTTGATGTAGGACCAGCTGCACCTCACCAAGCACCTTCAGTTAAGTCTGTGGGTATTACAGGTCAGTTAACGGGAAGCCGTGCTGATTTGATGGTATTAGATGATGTAGAAGTCCCTAATAACAGTATGACCGAGCTACAACGTGAAAAACTTCTTCAACTTGTTACTGAGTGTGAGTCTATTCTCACTCCTAAGCCTGATTCTCGCATCATGTTCCTTGGAACTCCTCAGACTACTTTTACCGTCTATAACAAGCTCCGAGAGCGTAACTATAAGCCATTTGTATGGCCTGCTAGATACCCTCGAAAGGTGGCTATGTATGATGGTTTACTCTCACCACAGCTTGCAGCTGACTTAGAAAATGAAAAAGACCTCTCTTGGAAACCAACAGATACAAGATTTCTTGAAGAGGATCTCTTGGAACGTGAGAGTGCTATGGGTCGTAGTAACTTTATGTTACAGTTTATGTTGGATACTTCTCTCTCTGATGCTGAGAAGTTTCCTCTCAAGTTTGCCGATCTCATCGTTACTCCCGTCAATCCGACCCACGCACCAGAAAACATAATATGGTGCTCTGATCCTGATAATATCCTTAAAGACCTGCCCTGTGTAGGACTCCCAGGGGACTATTATTACAAACCAATGCAGACTCAGGGGGAGTGGCA